GCAAGAATGTGCTCAGCGTCCTTGTCGAAGTACTCAGGCTGCGGGATCTCAACGCCAACGTCACGCAGCGACGGGGGACGAACCCCGCGCGCCATGAGCTCCTCCGGGCCGACCCGCTGCGCGGTTTCCCCGAACTTGGTGATCAGGTCGTTGAGCTCGCGCCACTTGAGGTCTGCGTCCTCCCTAGCGCCCAGTGCCAGCATTTGCGAGTTCTCGCGCTTCTGCCTCTGCTCCTGTGCGCGCTCGTGGCGGAGAATGTCCTCTACGTCGCCGTCGATCAGCTGCGTGCTCCAGGGCTTCAGGTCGATCCCCCCGTACTGGGCCATCAGCATCACGGTCTGTAGCTGGGCAGCCCGCATCTTCGGGGTAATCGAACCCGTCACCTTGAACTGGTGGGCACCACGGAGCTGCGACCCCATGAACGCCATCAGGTCTGCAGAGTCGTCCATACCCGGAAGCTGGATCATCCGTGGCAACTGGAACCTCTGGCCGACCTCCTTGAGCGCCCGAGAAACACCCCACTCCATAACGGTGACGAACTCGGAAGCCGTTGCGGACAGGTTCTGCTCGTTCTGCTGGATCAAGGTGTTCAGCGAAACAGCAGCCTCGATCCCGCGACCTGGCGCCTGTCCACGCGAAGCGTCGTGCTGCGTGGAGATCTCCGCCATTGTGCCCTTGAGCCATTCAAGGTGGTTGCTGAGCACAGCCGAAGGCTCGGACGGTGTCGACATAAAGCGCGGCTCCGGGTAGCCGCCGTGGACCTGGACGATCCCCTCTTCGTTGTACACCGACTTCGAGCGCAGAGCACCAGCGGCAACAATGAGGGGGGGGCGAGCAACACGGTCAAGCCACTCGCCAACCTGGCTGAGCGTGCGATTCCAGCGCACCTGAACAGGGGCAAGCTCGTCGGCTGTGCCACGGCAGCGCATGTAGTGGCCACCGTCGGGCTTCGGGTTGTACGGCCGGTAGGGGAGCTCGTCTTCGTCCCAGGGCTCTACAACGTAAGGCTCTCCAGCCGCCGCGTCGATCCACTTTGCGTGCAGGCCAGAGGGGAAGTCGCCGACGTCTCCGGTCGGACGGATAAAGACTTCGTGGACCAGCACAGCGTCCTTGTAAGAGAGGCTGCGCGTCTCGCCGTCCTCTTCCTCAAGCTGCACCGAACCGGGGAGCTGGGCACTGTCACCAATGCCGTACTTGGTCTCGCCAAGCTGCTCGTTTGACTTCTTGAACAGGTCCTCGATCTTCTGCCCTGCTTCGCGCTCAACCTGGTCGCGGGAAACAACACGGCTTTCGATTGCCCAGCGCACGTCCTCCCAGGCGTGAGCAATGGGGTCAACCGAAAGCGAACCTGGGCGCACAACCCGGAAGGAAATGTCGCCCTGGTTGGCCGAAACCTGCTGCCAAAGCACCTGGCCAAGGGGATCCTGCAGCTGGAAGGCTGTCAGCTGCTGCGGGTCACGCACCGGCTGGCCGTCTGGCCCAACGGTGATTTCGACGCGGTCGCCCTTGTGCTTGTCGAAGTACACGCTGAGGAACGCAACACCGTCGATCTCTGCGCACAGGCACAGTCGGCGGAACACCTTGTCCAGCTCCCAACAACCCGTTCCCCACTGCGACTCAACGAACTTGCTGGCCAGGCGCGCGGCGTCAACCGACTCCTGGTCGTTGGTTGTCGGAAGAACCTTGAACGGGGGGCGCTGGTACGTCAGCGTCGCAACGCGTCCGTCAATGAACGGGCGCATCATGTTGACGGTGTCACGACGCCGGCCGTTTGGCAGTCGGTCAACGGGGGAGAGGGTGCGCACGTTGTTACCGACAACACGCAGGTACTGCTCGCCGCGGTACATCAACCGGTTGCGCTGCCAACGAACGCGCTCGCGGCGCTGGATCTCGCGCCCCTCGCGGTAGAGCTCGGTCAAACGAGCACCAAGGGTTTGCTTGCGCTTCGCTTCGCCGCGGTACAACTGCGCGTAGCGGCCCATCTGTGGTTCCTGCCCTGGGACCTGTTCCGTGCCCACTGAGACTCCTTAGCTTGACTCGCGGCTAGAACCGGTCACGGAGCCAGAACTACCCCGAGAAGCACCAGTTGCCGGTGCAGTGGTTGCCCTTGCTGCGGCCGACACGATTGGCGAGGACAACTCGCGTGGCGCAAACGAAAGCGAAACAGCTGCGATTGCCGCAATCACAGCTTCGGGAGTAAGCGACGCCCTCGACTCTGGCGACACAACAACAGAACTCTGGGCCGTAATCTGCCGAGCAGCACGCTGTGTCGAGGTGTAGAGAACGCCAAACCCAAAGCCCGTCCCGGACACAACAGCCGAGGCGCGCTTGGTTGATGCGCGAGCAGCTGCGTTTACCGCAGAGGAAGAATCGACGTTTGCGCTAGCAAGGTCCGAGGGACGAGACTCGCTTGCGGCAACAAGGTTGCTTGCCCCAGGCGCAGTGGCTTCTGCAGCGCTGGTGCTGGCGTAGAGAGAAGCGCTGAGCCCAGATACCGCGCCCGGTGAACCAACCGCAGCAACGTAAGCCTTTTCGCGTGTGAGAAGAAGTAGGAGCGTCACGTCTTGATGATGTAGTTAGTGACGATCACCGGCTGGACGTTGTTGTGCGCCCCCCCGCCCCCGGTGTTCTGGTTTGTGGCGGTAGTGTTCTGGTTGGTGGCGGTAGTGGCGATGTTTGTTGCCGTCGTTTGGCCGGTAAGTCCGAACGTCGCAGCCGCACCGGCGGATGCCCCACCGACAGTCCACGACGCATGAGGGCCGGGGGGACCGCCGCCACCTCCTGCGTATGAAAGGCCACCGTGGTAGTGGCCGTTCTGCGAGTGGTTGTGCGAGTTCTGCGTGTGGGTGTGCGCGTTCTGGATGTGGGTGTGCGACGGCATTTCCGTCGTGGTCATCGTGTGGGTTTCCGCCCCACCCGTTGCGCCGAGCGTGGCGCCGTCCACACCGGACCCACCGCTGGTCAGGCGGCTCGCGGCGGTGCCGCCCATGTCGTCCTGGCCTGCAGGAACGCGACCCCGGAAGTCGGGAATACCGAACGTGGTGCTTCCGTCGCCGGCGCCGTAGGCAGTCCCGATCGCGTCGAACAGGTTGGCGTAGTCCCCCCGGCTCACCACGCTTCCGTCACACAGCAGGTAGCCGTCCGGGGCGGACGCGCCGGCGTACTGGTGGATCACCCCCGCGGGAACCGCGGGAATCGTCAGATCTGACACCTAGTCGGCCTCGACGAAGTACGCCACCGTCTGCGTGCCGCTGCTGGCAACAGCGTAGATCGCCGGCGTCGGAGCGCGGTCGATTGTCAGAGACGCGCCAGGCAAAAGCTTGACGCCGGTGTTGGTGGTGATTCCAGAATCACCAATCCACACGCTGTCGGTCCCAAGGTTGGTAAGCACGACAGAACGGCGTGTTGAGTCAGCCGACAGAACAGCAGCAGCCGAACCGGTCACCGACGCTGATCCAGAGTCGATGGTGCTGCCCCGCTCAACCACCTGAAGACCAGCAGAGTCAGCGGCAACGTGAGTGCGAGACCCGTCCGCAGAGTAGGCAAGCTTGACAAGCTGAACGTGACCGGTTCCCGAGTCGTCGGTAGCAACAACCGAGCCACCGGACATTGCGTTGAGGGTGACGTCGTCAGCCATTAGGTCAGCGTGACGTCAAGATCGCCGGGCTGGAAGATCACAGTGTCGTACTGGGCGACGGCGATCGGAGAGTTCAGAGCGGCGTAGGCAATCAGGTTGCCGCCGCTTGCCGCGTCCAAGATTCCAACGTCGGTGACCGTCCCCCAGGCTGCAGTCGCCATTGGAAACGTGATCAGGTTTGTGTTGGCGGTAGCGCCACCGGACACGGTGTCCCAGTTGCTGGAGTTGTTGGTGACCGAAACTCGGGCGTACGAACCGCCCGACGGCTCGCCGGCCGTCGAACCGGTGGACGCGTCAGAAAGCGTCGAAGTCCAAAGGCCAACGTAGTAAGTGCCTGGGATCGAGTAGGCGACAGCACCGAACAGCGAACCAAGGACCGCGTCCTCGAAGTAGTCCGAGAAACCTGCCATCAGCCCGTGACCTCAATCACGCGCACTGCAGGCGTTCCAGTCGAAGCGATCCCGTACCAGGTGTACTTGGTGGCGGAGTCCGTGGGAAACGCTTGCGTCACCTCGAACGTCTCGCCGTCTGCGATCGGTCGACCGGTGGTAGTGGTCACACCAGAACCGCCCACGTACACCGTGGCGCCGCTGGCGTTGTGGATCATGATGCGGCGACGAGACTGAGAAGCGCTGAACAGCGGGGTTGCGCTCGTGCTCAGGGTCACCGAAGCCTGCGTAACGGGCATCAACCCTCCTGTTCGTCGATGTCGAGGGTTGCCAGGTCGTCGTCAAAATCGACAACGGACGAAGGCGACTTGAGCCACTCGGCATCAAGTTGCTCGACAAGATCTATGCCAGCGGGGGGAGCGTCCGGCACATTGCCCCACGGTCGCTGGACCTGCTCTACGAGCTTGTTGTTGAGCTCGATCTGCGCGCGGACCACGTCCTCGTAGGAGTTCACCGCGTTCGTGACCACTTGTGACTCGCGGTGCTTCCACCAAGCGATCAGGACGAAGCTCCCGACGATTGCAACAACTGCGACGGCCTCAAGCACTGGAAACCTTCTTCTTTGCGGGTGCGCGCTTACGAGGCTTCGGAGAAACCTCGGCCTGCTTGATCAGGTCTTCGACTGCCACAACGTTCATCGTGATGGGCGCGGTTGCCTTGCTTAGCTCGGTTTCCAGATCTGCGATGCGCTCCTGCAGCTCACCAAGCTGCTTGGCGGACAGATCCGCGAGGGGGGCTCCGTCGGTTTGCGCTGCGTGGAGGTAACACCTGCGACAGGTGAACATCCTCGCGACGCGCGGGCTTTCGGGGGTCACGCCGGGCCAGCGATCCGGCTTCGCGTAGTCCCATTCCTCGTGCCAGTAGGGGCCGTCGTCCGCGCTGCTCTTGAGGCAGCGGTGACAACAGTTTGGGAATACGTGAGGGGTATCAACCCAGCGATCGGCCAAAACAACTCCTCGTTGCTATGGCTTGATTCTGGTCCCGGTTGTTCCTCTAGATGTCGATTCCGAGCAGGTTGACGGAGTTGCCCCCCTGCTCGTAGCGACCCTCTGCTTCTCGATCTAGGTCAGCTGGCGTGATTGGCCGCATTACGCCAGGTACCACGCGATCTTGCGGCTTGTTCTCCGGCAACGGAGCTGCCATCAACGCGTACCCAAGTGCGTCAACAAGGTGGTCGTTTTCCTTGTGGAACGCTTCCTTGGGGTCTTCGCCAGATTGGCTCCGCGACTCGGCGTAGCGGTAGTTCACCATCGACATCCACGTCCGCCGAGCCCGCCGGCAGAACTGAATCGCGGGCAACGAACCGTCGCGTGTGTGGATCCTGGTCGACAAAAGTTTGCCGATTCTCATTGCCCGTGTTGAGGGTTCCTTGGTGCTGGGCTGAATCCCGTACAAACCTTGGTCGCCGTACTCGTCGATGTAGCTGCGCCCCCGGAGGCCCTGGACCTGGGCGCCGGCGGGGTCACCAAAGCGAGAAACGTTGGCCGGGTTGATCTTGTAGTTGTTGTAGATCGCGCGAATCTGAGCTGCGTGCCACGGAGGCATTTGCTCCCTGGCCTCGTGCTCGGCGAACACAATGATCGGCTCTTCTCCACTCGGGTGGACCGCGTACCACACGACAGCGGTGGGGTTGCGGTAACCGAAGTCCCAGCCCTCGTAAATCAAGTGCTCGGGCGTGGGCATCCAGTCGTCGATCAAGTGAGTGTTCTCGTCGGCCATCGTGAACACCTGGCCCTCGAACGCACTCCAAGAGCCCTGGATAAAGCGCTCTCGCCACACCGCTGGGTAGTCGGCCAGCAGAGAGTCCAAGTAGTCCTGCGGAAGGTGAACGTTCTCCGTTGTGGGGGCGTGGAAGTGCTCAAAGCCCTCACGGTGCGAATCTATGAAGTTGCGACGGATCCAGCCACTAGCGCCTGGGTTTGTGGTGATCCACATTGACAGCGGCTGCTTGTAGCGAAGCCGGCCCAGGAGCGTTCGGTAGATGTCGTCGGGGACCTCTGAACCCTCGTCGACGTAGATCCAGCTGTACTCAGCGGACCGCAGCTTCATTTCGTCGTCGAGACCGGTGAACAGGATCTCGGACCCGTTCCCGAACTTCAGCAGCTGGGTGCGCTGGTTGTAGTCCAGGACGTACGGCTTGCGGCGCAACCCAAGTTCCTCAAGCTGCGACCAGAAGGTTCTCTGGGTCGTTGCCTCCAGGTCCTTGAACCTGAGCCGGCCGATCATCCCCAGGCTGCCGGGATTGCGCAGTGCTGCGTAGATCGCTTCGCGGCATCCACAAAGCGACTTGCCCGAGCCGAACCCACCTGAGTACAGACGGAACTTCGCCGCCGAGCGGTGGAAACGGTCCTGCGCCGGCAGAGGTACGTAGCCGTCGGCCGAGAGATCCAGGACGTCGTCACTCACAACGGCGACCCTAAAGCAAGGGGCCACGCAGGACGAGCCCGCGTGACCCCTACACACACACCAGCTTGGCTTGAGCCGAACTGGAGCCTGGCCAGCACCACCTGTACCAGGTGGCAGAAGGTAGCAGTCCGCTCAGAGCGACGTGGCAACTACTACAGGGTTTGGAAGAAAAACGGGACTCCAAACGCGAAACGGGCCACCCCGAGTCCGATAAGGGGGGGGCCAGTTTCCTGTTGGTATGCAGGCGTTACTTGTAACTGGTGGGGGCCAGCCTGTTCCGGTGCACCCTGGCCCAAAGTCAACGACGCGCTCACCTCGTCACGGAGTTGCCTTGCACCGAGGGGAGGCCTATCTCCGAGGCGGCGTTTCCCGATTCTCCGTTCCTCGGCTCAAGTTCCCAGTCCCAGAGCGATTCGTCCCGAGGTTCGTGGGCTGCGGGCGCACCATCACAGCCAACCTCTCTCTCTCTGATGCGGCACACGATACAGCCCGCTCAGTAAGTAACTGCTCGCTTCGCTCGCGGATCAAAGGTGCGCTGAGTCAAGTCGCTCGCTAACGCTGGAGAGCCGAGTGTCCCAGTTGCTACGGGCTTGAACCCCGAGCCCTTGCAACAGAGCCACTCGGCCCTCCACCGGCGACAGCAGAGGGCCGGGTATCACTGCTGCTGCGGGCTTGAACCCCGAGCCCTCGCACCAGCAATACCCGGCTGGGGCTTACGCCCCACACCAATCGTGCCCAACAACGGACTTGACACAGCGGTGAGCGGTCTGTCCCGCACGCAACATCAGAGCGAGAGAGGGCGAAGTGCGGAGAACCGCAACCCCGCTGCGGAGCCACTCGCGCAAGACCAGGACGCCAACTCTGCGCGCCGGCACTCGGTGTCGTAGGGCGTTCCGAACAAGGAGATCAGACCGTGAGCACTACCAAGGTTGCCGACGCCCACTGGGTCCGCCTCGCCGTCAAGGCACAGCACCCCGAGCACGGGTGGCTCATGCCCGGCCAGTTGGTCTGGGCGGCGTGGGCCGACGACGACCGCAAGAACCTCGTCGTCGCCCTGGGGTCCGGCGAGAAGTACCGCGTCATCCTGTCGCCCGAGTCGGCGAAGCAGTACCTCCTGACGACGCCACTGTCGGACGACCACGCCCGGCCCGTCAAGCCCTCCAAGGCCCGCGCCGAGGGGCTCGGCGAGACCATGGGCGCGGCAACCGCAATCCTCATCGCCCACGCCGCCGCCAAGGCGGCAGCGGCCGCGCAGGACGCGCAGTAGTGCTCCTGCTCAAGGCCCTCGGCCTGCTGGCGGCTGCCCTCATCTGGGCAGTCGTCGGCGGGCGCGGGTGCGACCACTGGTGGGAATCGCAGTACCTGCAGCACTCACGCACACACACCACTCAGGAGACGAACCGTTGACGATCGACCCCGACATCGCTGAGCAGCACCTCAAGTACCACTGGGATCTCTGCGACGCACTCGCCGAGTCGGCCTGCTACACCGACGCGCCCACGCGTGCCTGGGCACGTCGCACCGAGAACGCGGCACGCCAGTACTGGACCGCTGCCGCAGTATTCGGCG